ATAAAACATCGAAATCGGGTATTTTTTGTATAAAACGCTTGGCGTGTTTCGGCATGTTTTTGGAATATAGTGTGCTTGCATAGCCCCCGAAAAATACGAGACCTAAATCAATGAACGTGTCGCGAATAATATAATAAATTTCCTCATTTTGTTCTACATTGTCGTCCATTTTTCGTTGGAAATCAATAGACGGGCAATCATATTCGACTTTCATGGGATGGTATTGGTTCAACAAATTCAATCTTTTGAGGACTTTTTCCCAACGACTAATGTCACCTGCCGGACGAGAAAGCTCTAAATACATACCCATACGTAAAAAATCGGGAGGGGTGTAATAAATTCCGGCGACTTTGATGGCTTGTTTTTGTAAAGTTTGAAACAAATCCTTATGTATATACGTAATATCCGCCATGGGAATGAAATTTACAAACACTTTGTATGTGCCGCCGTGAACACCGGATTTTGCTTCTACGTCTAAATAACCCGCTTTATAGAAAATGTCGGCTAATTCCTTTGTATCGTCTAATGCGTTATGTGAAAAGAAATCATAATCCGGGATTTCGTAATTTTTGTCGTAAAATTGCGCTTCTTTGGGTAAAATATTGTTAATGGCCGTGCCTCCGTAACAAATGAGTTTTTTCTTGATTAAAAAATCCTCGACGATTTCAATCATTTTTTTGATTTCCGGACTACTTGCCACCTTTTCACCGGCGATTTTCTCATTGTCGTCGACCACATGACGTAAAATAGCCAATTCGCATTCTTGGAAATTCATTTCATTGGTACATTCCTTTGGTCTAAACTTTTGGTTTTTCTTTGTTTGTTTCCTTTTTATTATTTTTGTCATATACATATACATTAGAATTTGTATATGAATTACGTCAAATAAGTCGAAATGGGAACAAATGCCGTTTTATTGTCATTGAATATTTTTTCATAATTCAAAAGATTCGTGTCATTGCTATAAAACGCTTGGCATATTGCTTGTGCACCGTAATTTTCGATCAAATAATTGGCATCCGAATTTACAATTTCGTAGAAAAACCCTAAATTGGGTTGCACAATGTAGAAATTATATACATACGGATTGGGTGGATTAATAGGCTGAATGGTTAACTGACTTTCTGTATTTAAACGTACATTTGTTTTTCCTACTACTAAATTCACGTAATTGGATAGTTTTGGGTCCGTTTCGTTTGTTGATGTAAATCGCGAATCATCTGCTAAAATAACGACTTTTCCGCGCAATCGTTCTAGTTGAACATTCAAATCAATGGTAGTTGCGTAACCGGTGTTTGGATCTGCATACAAGTTATCATTAAAACTAGCTGCAATGTTTTCGGCAACAATCGAATTTGCATTGGGTAAATCACTCATGATTTGCAAATGAATAAACAAGGGATCGCTCGGATTCGGACAATATTGATTAAATGCGTTCATATTAATTGTCGAAAACACACCGCCTAAAGAAAGAGCAGGAGGGTTTGAAGAAAACGAACCCTCAAAATCTTCTTTTGAATACGCTACAATGGCAGTATTGTCTTTAATAAACACCTGGAAATTCAGAAAACGACAACCGCGTTTTAACACGTATTTGATCATCTCCAGATTCATGTAACTGCCACTATACGCGGAATTAAACGATGACTTAATAATAAAATTACGTAGAGAATTGTCTTGTGACACGGGGAATGCAGCATTACGAATGGCTACACCTTGCGTGTTTTGTTCAATTGCATTTAATTGTTTTATTTGTGCGGAATTGGGCGTATCATTAAACACGGGACTATCGGTTTTTTTACTATCCATGTTTTTATTAATCATGCGGATCAAGATATATAATATGATTGCTGTTGCGATTCCTAATAATGTATAATCAATAAAACTGGCCATATATACTAGTGTTATAAAGAAAGTTACTTAAGAAAACAAAAATATAAGAAGCTAATATATATATTTTATTATGGCAGGAGGTTTATTAAATATTATTTCACAAGGTAGTGCTAATGTTATTTTAACAGGGAACCCTTCAAAGACATTTTTCAAAACCATCTATAGTAAATACACGAATTTTGGTCTGCAAAAATTCCGATTGGATTTTGACGGTTCACGTGAACTTCGCTTAAATGAACCTTCTAAATTTACGTTTAAAGTAAAACGTTATGCAGATTTATTGATGGATACTTATTTAGTCGTTAATTTACCGGACATTTGGAGTCCCGTTTGGGAACCTAGCGAAAAGACCAATTTTCAATGGTCGCCTTATGATTTCAAATGGATAGATGATATTGGTGCACAAATGATCGAAGAAATCGAGATTACGTGTGGGTCCGTTATGTTGCAGAAATATTCCGGACGATATTTGAGTGCAATGGTTCAAAGGGATTTTTCAACGGAAAAGAAGAATTTGTTTAATCAAATGACGGGTAATGTGCCGGAATATGTGGATCCGAAAAATTGGAAAGGGCGAACAAATGGCGTGCCGTATCCTACAAACGCTTATCCGAATGCGTTGCATACAACAAATAGTAATGGTGCTGAACCATCTATTCGTGGAAATACGTTATATATACCTTTAAACACCTGGTTTACGTTGCAAAGTAAATGTGCTTTTCCTTTAGTGGCACTTCAATACAATGAATTGTTTGTAAACGTTACCTTGCGTCCGATTAGTCAATTGTTTCGTGTGCGCGACGTATTTAATTTTGGCGATGATTTCCCGTATGTGCGACCGGATATGAATCAGAATCAGTTTCAAATGTATCGTTTCCTTCAAACGCCCCCTTCTTCGGATTTGTCTGCTGTGAATTACGAAAACAAGGTGACTTCTTGGAATGCGGATATTCATTTGCTTTCGACGTATTGTTTCTTGTCGGAAGACGAGCAGCAATTATTTGCGGCAAAGGATCAGATCTATTTAGTAAAAGATGTATTTGAATACAGTTTTTTGGATGTGGTCGGCACATCGCGCGTGAAACTGGAGTCGTCCAATGGGATGGTGTCGTCGTGGATGTGGTATTTCCAACGCAGTGATGCTTTTTTGCGAAACGAATGGACGAATTATAGCAATTGGGCTTATGAAACGATTCCTCAAAACCTTGTTATTGACCCTGCGAGTGGGTTATATTATACGGGAAATTTCAACAGTGGAAATCAATACGAAATTATGGAAACGGGTGCGATCATATTGTCTGGAGAATATCGTGAAAATTCGCAGCCCTCGGAAGTATACGATTATGTGGAGAAATATACGCGCACAGCGGGGTTTGCAAAGGAAGGATTGTATTGTTATAATTTCTGCTTAGATACGAGTCCGTATGTGTATCAGCCTTCGGGTGCGATCAATATGAGCCGGTTTAAAAACGTGGAATTGGAATTTACTACTTTTTTGCCTCCTTTGGACGAAGAAGGAAGTAATTTAGAAATAAATTGCGATGAAAATGGCGAACCGGTAAACATTACACAAAAGCCAGCGTGGGCACTTTATAGTTACAATTACAATTTGTATTTGTTTGAAGAAAGATACAATATAATGTCTTTGATAGGAGGAAACTGCGGTATGATGTATGCGCGCTAATTCATGTGTTTCATATGAAAAATACATGAATAAAGGAATCATTTATGATCTCTTTTTCTTGGTTTTTCTGTTTTTTTTGGAACGCGGTGTATAACATTTTCGAAATGCATAAGGCGCGAATTCGTCATGGAGTTGTGTTTTGTATGTGTTGGCGTTTTCCCGTTTCATTGCATACATAATGGAATGCAGTTTCTTATGAGGAATGAGTTCGCCGCGGATCATTTTCGGATACATGTCGTCTTTTTTCACTTGTGCAATGGTCAATTCGCCAGTAGCGACCATCATTCCTAAATAAAGGGTGGCGTAATTGGCACCAATACCACCACAACGAGCCGTGAGCATTTTCTTGAGTCCGTCATAATTGATGGAACCGCTAATGCGCAACACATCCATCACTTTGTTTGGAGGAATATAAAACTGAACACTGCTATAAAAATAATCATGATGGTTTCGTGGAACGCAGTGTTTCACGTCTTCGTCACGTAATATGTGTTCA